GATCGGCGGTAACGCATCAGGCTTCGCCATTGACACCCTCCCGCAGCAGGGTGACGCATACACAAACCGGAGGCACCACCACCGGGGTTTGTCGATCTGTCATTGTTCTTCTTACCTAACCCAATCGGCCATGCAAGTGCCAAGGTGGCGCCAATCAGTTTGCGTCTGGATCTGGCGCGCGTCATCGCTTGGTGCGTACTCTGCGACTGGCCGATTTCGGTAGGCAACACGGCGCTCGCCAACTATCTCAAGCCGACCTGACCGGCGCATGTTCTTCAAACACGCCGACGCATCGCCTCGGCCGACGCGTGCATGCTCGGACAACTCGACCAGCGTAGCGCCACGCCCTTGCTGGGAAAGCTCTTTGGCTGCCTGCAACAGTGCAAGGCTGATCTCGCCAGCGGGCCTCATGCTGCCTTCCTTTCCGGCTGGATGAACTGCTCCAGGATCGTCAGGTTGGCCTGCCGCGCCAACCACTGGGTGATGGCCCGGTTGCCACACGCCCTCTCGAATGCGGCAATGTGCTTAGCCGGCAACTCGCGCTTGATCTCCAGGTGGCTCAAGTAGTCGCTGAGGTGGCTGGCGTAAAGACCAACCTCTTGCGCTAAACCTCGCCCGCTGAGGCTGCGCCGAGTGCGCTCCCGCCAGCATTGGCGAACCGCATCTCGGTAGGTCTTGATCTGGTCGAGCTGCTCAGCATCCAGCAAGCGCGGCCCCTCGTAGTAAGTCAGCATGGGTAGCTGCATTTGCATATCGGTCACCCCCGATAGAAAAAATTCACCGCCATACCGGTTGAGTTACCAGTTGAATGGCGAGCAAAATTTTTTGAATGGACATCAGAAAGAACACCCACCGCCCCGGCGCGCCCAAGGCCGCACGTCTTCCCACGTGCAGCGGAGACAGGGAACACACCAACACAAACACGCCAGACTTGATGGCGGTGGGTGCGAAAAAAGCGAGCGCCCCTAGCGCTGGACAATGGAGATCTCACAACACCACAGCCAACGAAAGGGGCACTCATGAATACAGAAGAAATCCCACTCGCACCAGTATCTGGATGGGACATCGCACCAATACCGGGACTTGCAGCAGTCATGATGCGCTTGGACTATTTGACCCATGCAACACAGCGACCAGACGAAGCCCATCACACGCCACCGCTTCTGATGATGAAGTCACAGGCCCTAGAGCTGAGCGCGGCACTGCAAAGAGTTGCGGCACGTCTGGAAAGCGGGCCACCAGAGGGGACAGGTCTGCCAAAGCATTGATCGAAGGGGTCGGTGGATCAATAGAGCCGTTCACGACCATCAGGTCACAGGACACATGGAGAGAGCCGTCGGCTGCAAACACGACCGACTTGAGCCCCTGCAACTGGAAAACGCAGCCAACAGCAGCAGGTGCAGCTGATTGCGATGCGGTCGCTGATAAGCCAGCTGCCTCAACCTGTGCGCGAAAGCTTCGCTGGTGCTTTAAAAGCCAGTGTTTGCGACTACTTGGAGGCGCCAGTTTCTGGCGCAAGCGCTCAGACGGACGCGATGGTGACCGGCCAGTTAGCCATGTACCTAGAGGCTGCAGGCCAGCCGCCAGAGCATGGGAAGTCATAAGGGCTTGGTCGCGGCGACCTGCCAACAGCTTGGCGCTGCGCGTCTTGCTACGCATTGGCCATCCCCTGTGCAGCGGTCGCCTGCGCTTGGGAGGCGGTGGCCAGCTCGGGCATGAAGAGGTGGGGATACTTGACTTTGATTGCAGCTGGGATACCACGCTGCATCCAGTTCTGAACGCGTTGTGCGCCGCCCCGCTTGTTTATCGAAATCAGCTCAGCGACCTTGGAGGGACCACCAAGGCTACGGATCAGGTCAGCGTCATGGGTCGAAGTAGTCATAGCCGAATTAAACACCATGTTTAAACAAAAAGCAAACATGACGTGTAACAACATTTTGTTTAACGCTCTCACAATCGACTGCATGCATCAGTCAATGGTCAAGCTGTACAAAATTGCTAAGGACTCGCAAGGCCTCGTTGGCCAATCTGCTGTTGCTCGCGCGTTGGTCGAGTCACCTCAGACCGTAAAAAACTGGGAAAAACGCGGGATCTCCAAAGGTGGCGCCATGAAGGCGCAAGCCGTGTTTGGCTGCAATGCGAATGACCTGTTGCTAACCTATGCCGAAGTCGATAAGGCAAACGCGCTCATTTCTCGGGAACCATCACCTGCCATGTACGCCGAAGCACGTACCGACAAATGGACCAACGCTGCCATTGAAATCATGCGCGGCCTAGACGAATCCCAAAAACAAGCCATGGTTGCCCGCATGCGCGAATTCAGGCACTTTCTCGGCCCACCCCGCGACGGCCAAGCTCTATCGATGGCCGGGTAAAAAAAGGGAGCCTCGGGGACAATTACACTCACACCTCGAGCAACAACAACTTGATTTCGTTGGAACGTCGGAACGGCAACCCACCGGTCCAGGGAAGTATCACATCCAAGGAGAGCTTGATGGCTTTAATGAAGTGTCATGAGTGCGGCAGCGACGTCAGCAGCGAAGCTAGTACTTGCCCAAAATGCGGCGCCACACCTCGCAGCAGATCCAACAAACTGCAAGCCATTTTCGGCGTGCTGATCGCCATTGCTGTAATCGGTTTTCTGTTCGGAGGGGGCGTCGAAAAGCAGGCCGCCATCACCATGGCAGACATCAATAAAGAAGTTGCCGCAGACGCGGTCAAGCAGTACGAGATCTCCAAGCGTGGCGGGAACGCCACCGAAACCTGTGTCCACGCTGGCATGGTGGCAGCAGCATACTTGCAAGCAAAGGACGAAGCCAATCACAAAGCGTGGCTTCAGACACAGGCCACAGACTGCAAAAAAGCTGGCATGCCGATGTAGTGCCACGAATTTTTAAACACCATGTTTGCAATTTGATTAAACATGGTGTTTAATCCACTCCAACCCGCCACCCCGAGGCGGTCCATGGAGTGGAAATGCAGACCTCAACCCCCACGGTGCTATGCATAGATTGCAAGCACCACACCGTCAGCGCCATTGGAGAACATCGATGCCAACACCCGGCATTCGGCTCCAGCCCAGTAACCGGCGAACCGGTAACGGTGTCCTGCCAGGACATGCGGCGCGATCTCTTACCTCCAGGTAAGAAGCAACCACACGATCTTTGCGGCCTGGAGGGCCAGCTCTTTCAGCCCAAGGGAGCCACCCGCCCGCACTTCTGTATGCAGTGCGTAGGGACCGGGCTTGTGCGCAAGCCCTACTCCACGAAATTTGTTCCGTGCGATGCCTGCGCCTCGATCTCTAGCTGGTCAGCAATCGACCTTGTAGGCAGCGAGCCTAGCCAGCCGCTTGCTGTAGGCGACCCAATGAACGACTGCATCGGTGGGGATGCAAGTGTCGTCGTAGAGGTATATACGCTCGGGCGTGGTGTCTCCATCAAAGGACAGGGCTGCGATCTGCCCGGCAGTGAGGGCGCGTTTGAACTGAAAACGCACGGGGAAAGCCTCGTGTTCGACCCACTCGCGCCCACAAAAGCCAACTGGTTTGTATCGTCTATTCAGAGCGATGTAGGTGCGACCACTTTGCCGCTGGAGGCTGTGTATCAAGAAGACGTGGCGGAAATCGGAGGTGATGGTGGCTTTGGTCAAGGGAGGGCCTCTTACAAAACCGTCATTCTGAGCCTACCACCTGGCCTGGGCAAGACCACTGTGGGTGCAGCCCTGGCGCGCAAGTTGGGTTGCACCAGCATTGTGGACGAATGGAGCCCCAAGTATGGCGTAGTTCCTGGCGCGCTGCACCTGACTAACGCTAACTTGCAAGGCGGCTTGGCATGAGCTGCCACCACGACTGCGCCCAAGGCGACGAGTGCAGCTGCGGCCGCAGGGTGTATCTACTTGCGGACTTCGTTTGGGTGGCCTTGGCCGTGCTGGCCATCGCTGCAGTGACCTCTTGGCTCGGCCCTGCGCTTGATGACGTTCAGACCGAGCTTGCAGTACAGCAATCGCTTGTCGACGCCCAAAAGCAGGCCCAGGCAGAGTTGCGCCGCGACCTAGCCGCAGCCGCGCTGTGCCGTCACCAGCATGGCGAGGCTGGCTACACATGGAATGCAGCTGGCCAACTGGTGTGCATCCCCCGCCGCGGCAAGACCGTACTGGCGCAGGTGCCGTGATGCAGACGTCTGCACAAACCCCAGCGCACCAGCAGATCAGCTGGCCAGATGCCCAGTACACCGGCACCTTGTTGCACCACGCGCAGGCACGCACCACCGTGCTGGACAACCAGGGCCACACGGTGCCTGTGCTGTGCATGGAGGTGGAGCTAGACACCCTGCTGCACACCCCCATGCGCGTAGAGCAACCCTACCCGGCGGGCCAGTTTGCCCAGTGCGAGCTGGACGCCAAGCAGCTCAAAGCTGGCATGCGCGTCACCGTGCAGGCCCCGCTGATCGGCATACGCCTGGTCGCCAAGAACGCCACACGGGTGACGGTGCTGCCAGACGCGAGCGCCGCCACCGACCCCATCACCCCCACCCCAGACCTGTTTCAGGAGTAAGCCATGCCTTCCGTAACCATCACCCTCACCGACACCCCCGCAGGCGGCGTTTCCATCAAAAGCGACTTCACCCCCGCCGTGGGCGCGCGGTGCAGCGCTGCACAAGCCGCAGCACTGGACATCATCAGCCGCACCAGCCGCGAATACGGCCTGAAGCCCCCCACGCCTGTGCAGCAAGCCGCGCCGGGCAACACCGCGCACGTGGGCGACGCAATTACAACCATGCTGAGGGGCTCCGGCATATGAGCCCCACCATCCTGACCCGCAGCGGCATCAGCTTCAACCTGTTGGAGCCCACCCCGGAAATGATCGAGATAGAGGACATTGCCCACGCCCTTGCCAATTTGTGCCGGTTCACGGGACACACAAAGAGCTTCTACAGCGTCGCTGAACACTGCGTAAGGGCCGCAAGGGAAGTGCCAGCGGCCTTTGCCCTGGAAGCCCTGCTGCACGACGCCACTGAGGCCTACCTGGGCGACGTGTCCAGCCCGCTCAAAGCCCTTTTGCCCGACTACCAGGCGATCGAGCACCGACTCGACGCGGTCATTCGCCAACGCTTTGGACTGCCGGCAAAGATGTCGCCCGAGGTGAAGCGCGCCGACCTAGCCATGTTGGCGACTGAGCGCACATGCCTGATGCCATCAACCGCTGAGGTGTGGACGCAGCTCCAGGACATCACACCGGCACGGCTCATTGACTACACGTGGACGCCCAGGGAGGCCAAACAGCAGTTCATGAGCGAAGTGGTTTGGCACGTACTCAGGTCAGCAGAAGGCACAGAACACGGCCCAGGCGTCAAAAAGGTTGCAGCATGACGCGCTACACGGACGACGAGAAGCCCACGCTGCGCTCTCCCGCAGAAATGATCGCGCCCGGCTGCGGTTCGGCCAGCCTGCTCACGCAAAACCCTGCACGGGTCTTGTCCAGTCCTGCTGACTTGGCACCACCACCCCCGCGCCCAGGCAGCCAAGACGCGCTCAAGCGCCCTTCCCTCATCAGCGGCCGCTTGCACTACCGCGACGGCCGCTGCGAACCCCTCACCCCTTCATCCACTCAAAAGGCTTAACCATGACCGCCTCAACACAAACCGAATCTATCTCTTTCACATCGCTGCCGCCACTGGGCACTGAAATCCACGGCGGCACCTTTGCCGGTATCACCACCCGCCAAGACGGCACCCACTGCGCCGTCGTATTGCTGCCGGACCAAGGCACCAGCTTGGACTGGAATGCGGCCACGAGCTGGGCAAAAAAGCTCAATGCAGAGCTGCCCAGCCGCCCCGTTGCGGCCCTGCTTTTTGCCAACGCCAAAGACAAGCTTCACCCTAAATGGCATTGGACCAGCGAAGCCTATGACGCTTCCTACGCTTGGCTTTGCGGCTTCAACAGCGGCTACCAGCTCGTCAGCCACAAGAGCTTCGAGGGCTGTGCTGTTGCCGTCCGCTGCATTCCGCTCACCGCTTAGTCCTTCAATCCTTTTCAACCCAGGAGCACCCACCGTGTCCGCAATCACCTTAGAGACCATTGAGGCCAAGCAATCTGAGCTGGCCGCACTCATCGCGCAGTTTCAGGCTCAGCCTGTCAATGCCAGCCGTCAGATCGAGGCCAAGGGCCAGACCATCACCTTGCAACCAGGTGAGCACTACGCCGGTGCTGTGCTGAATGCCGATGGCCACCACCTGCATCACCTGGTCTTGATGGCCGCAGCACCCGGCAAGCGGCTGGAGTGGCAAGACGCCATGGATTGGGCTGCCGAGACAGGTGGTGCGCTGCCCAACCGCCAAGAACAGGCATTGCTGTTCGCGAACTGCAAGCCGCACTTGAAGGCCGGGTGGCACTGGTCTTGTGAGAGCCATGCTGAAGACGCTTCCTGCGCTTGGTATTGCTACTTCACCAACGGCAACCAGACCGGCAACCACAAGAGCTACGAGGGCTGTGCTGTTGCCGTCCGCAGATTGTGATTTGAGTACTTCAGTTCTTTAACTCAGCCTCCACATGGCACTGCACACCGAACTCCCAATTCATCGCACAGGCGTGCGGCTCTTGGACCTTGCAATCAAGGCCCAAGTGCAAATGCCGCGCACCGTGAAGCGCGCGCTGGGCGAGAAGATCACCCAGCACTGCGTCGACATGCTCGACCTGATGGCGCTGGCCAATGCAACCCAGCACGAGGACCGTGCTGGGTACATCGAGCAGCTGCTTGCACGCGAACGAGCTGTCACGGTTTTGCTGCGTGTGAGTCACGACGCCCGGTATATCTCGCCAAAGCTTTGGGCAGATTCCATTGCGCTGCTGGGAAGCATCGGCAAGCAGGCCGGAGGCTGGCTCAAACGTACGAACAGGGCGCCTGCAGCATGACGGTCAAGGCCCTCATGCCCGTGCGCACATTGAATCTGGTCGCGCCGCTGCCTCACAAGGGCACCGACATGCACGTCACGGGTACCTCCGCCAAAGGGCGGGCTGCGCCCTGTGCAGCTTCCACCTTGAACTCTCGGGGTGGCGGCTTTGATTGCGCGATTGGAACGCTTCCTACGCTTGGAATTGCAACTTCAACAACGGCAACCAGAACAACAACCACAAGAGCTACGAGGGCTGTGCTGTTGCCGTCCGCAGATCCATACCTGTTCCAGAGGTTGGTGCAGGCTTACCTTGACTGCCGCCGCACCAAGCGCAACAGCGCCAGTGCCTTGGCCTTCGAGGCACGTGCCGAACACCACCTGTACGAGCTGCATGAAGAACTGACCGCGGGCCAGTACCAGCCCGGTCGCTCGATATGCTTTGTCATCACTCACCCCAAGCCACGCGAAGTGTGGGCTGCGCAGTTCCGCGATCGCATCGTGCACCACCTGCTGTACAACCACATAGCACCGCGCTTTCACGCGCGCTTTGTGGCTGACAGCTGCGCCTGCATCCCTGGTCGGGGCACGCTGTACGCAGCCAGACGCCTTGAAAGCCAAGTGCGCAGCTACACCCAGAACTGGAGCCGCCCGGCGCACTACCTCAAGTGTGACCTGGCCAACTTCTTTGTCAGCATCGACAAGTGGGTTTTGCTAGAGCAGCTGCAGCGCCAGGTGACGGAGCCGTGGTGGATGTCTTTGGCCGAGACGATCCTGATGCACGACCCGCGCCAGGACGTGGAAGTGCGCGGCAATAGAAAGCAACTTGCCCTTGTGCCGCCGCACAAGAGCCTGTTCAACGCTCAAGATGGCTTCGGTCTGCCCATTGGGAACTTGAGCAGCCAGTTCTTTGCAAATGTCCTGCTCGACGATTTGGACCAGTACGTTAAGCACCGGCTTCGGGCTCCCCACTACGTGCGCTACGTCGACGACTTTGTACTGCTGCACGTGATCGAATGGAGATGAACGGCGTGGTGAGCGCGGTCGACGAAACCCGCAACCGGAAAGTGCTGGTGGCGGCATGATGCCTACCAACTCGCAATTGGTGCTTGCAGTGGTGCGGCCTGGCGATCGCTGCACAAATCTCCGAATCCGCGAGTGCACCGCAATCCCACCTTTGGCTCTAAACGGGACATTGGGCCATCTGTGCAGGTCAGGGAAATTGGAACGCATCGAGATCGATGGCGTCACTCACTACCAACGACCTGGGATGGCTGCATGAGCCGAAACAAGAAACCCCGCAAGGCCTACCGGCCGCGCCACATCGCCGTGAACACGCTAGATCTGGCCTTGCATCGCGCGGGCAAGCCTGCACGTGAGGACCGTGCCGAGGTGTTGGCCAAGATCGACGCGGCCGTGAGGGCGCTCTGCACGGGTGTGGCCACCGAGATGGATTGGTCAGTCGCCGCCGGTGCTGTGGCCGTGGCGCTGGCTGTCGAACGCCAGGGCATCGTGCGCGGCCTGCAGGAGCACTTGGACAGCGCTGAGCAGGCCCTGCAGGCGATCTACGACCGCTGCCGCATGCCGAGGATGTGGCTGCGCCCCACCCTCACCATTCAGGAGGTCGACGCAGTGCGCCTCTTGGCCGAGCTGCACACCTTCCAGGTCGAGCAGCTCGGCCGCGCTGAGTTCATCGCTGCGATCAACGCGGCCACCAAAGAAACCATTGCACAAGGCCACCAGGCCACCGTCGTGCACGACCTTGAAAGGATGGCAGCATGAGCCTCATCGACGAAATCCGAACTGCCCAACGTGACGCAGCAGAGGCGGCAGTGATCCGCAACCTTGAGCGCCAAGGGCTTGGGGCTATTGGCGGCTATGCCACAACCGAAGAATCAGCCAGTGTGATGCGGCCGGCAACTCCCGACGAAAAGTGGCTGCACGCCCAGATGGACCGTATTGATCCGCATCGGCATGAAATGGGAAGTGCTGGTGACACGCCAGCACTAGTCAAGCTAGCGTTTGAGCTGCGGGATGCCTTATCTGAAGTGGTACGCATCTCCGATATCAAGCATGCCGCATTGGATCAAGCCAAAGCACTGCTGGGAACCCAATGAGCAGCGTCAAGATCGCCGTCACGCTACTCGGCCGCTCGGATCTCGCCATCCTGGTCAGCGATGGCCAGCGCGAGGCCTGGGTGCCACTGAGCCAGATCGAGGAAGAGATCGAAGAGCCCACGGGCAGCTTCGGCTTGGTCACCACCACCGCCATCGTCGTGCCCGACTGGGTTGCGCGCGAGAAGGGCCTGCAGCAGGTCAACCAGGACAAAGACACCCTAGATCTCTTTGGAGGTACATCGTGACCTCCATCAAGTTCTATTCACCAGCTCGAGCACTTCATTACGTGGAGGTGGCAGGCCAACGCTACACACCAAGCAACGGAACAGAGGGGTCTGCCTTCATCGATGCTTGGTGCTCGACCTGTGCGCGGGATAAAGCCATGCGCGAAGGCGAACCTATTGAGGAGTGCGATGACCGGGAACTCTGCCCAATCATTGCCCGATCTATGGCTGATGGCGGCGCACCTGAGTGGGTCTACGGATCAGATGGCCAGCCGCGCTGCACAGAGTATGTGGAGCACGGTCAGACTATTCCATATCGCTGCCCCAAAACCAGCGACATGTTTGGAGAAGCATCTTGAACACAGCTTTCCTGCTCATGGCTCAGTACAACGCACAGGCAATCATCCCGGTGGCCACCGTGGTGAAGGACTACTTCCCGCACCTGACCACTGACAACTTCCTGCGCAAGGTCGCCTTGGGCGACATCAAGATCGCGCTGACCCGGATGGAGCCGGGCTCCCAGAAGGGTGCCAAGGGCGTGCACGTGGCCGACCTTGCGGAGTACATTGATGCACGCAGGGCAGCCGCGGTAAAGGAAGCCAAGCAGTTGGCTGGGGCAGGCGCCTAGATTTACCATGACGCCATGGCTACATTCAGCAATCGCAAGGGAAGGATCACTGCACAGATCCGCAAGGTAACTTTTGACGGGAGAAAGCTCAGTGTTTCAAAGACCTTTGCAAGCCTTGAAGAAGCCAAGTATTGGGCTGACAACTGGGAAGATGTAGAGCGCCGCATGGATAGGCACGATAAATTCATCGTGTCAAAACTCGACGTCCTCAAACAGAAACGCCATCCTGCGAACCATGCACTATGCGGCGTGTACTTCTTGTTTCTTGGCAGGCATTGCGTTTATGTTGGACAGTCAACCAACATCTTTGTCAGGATACGCGATCACCAGTTGCCACGCAGCGGGAGGAAGGAATTCGACAGCTTCACTTACATTGAGGTTCCACCCGCAAGCCTGAATGCCGTTGAGGCCTACTACATTACGATGTTCAGCCCAAGCCTCAATACCTCCATGAATCCAATCTTGAAGAGCACATCACCCAGAGATACCAAGTGCTACGAAGATGCTACATTTTCAGACCAGTAGCCGTAAGCATATGATTTCAAACTGTTTTTTTTGAAATCGATACGGTCCATCATCGGCGCCACGCTCAGGCGCCAAGCCGAAATGCCTACATCATGCTGGGGACGGTCTCGATGTTCCATGTGTGGATTGCTTGTTCGTCCCAAGCTTACCCGCGAAAGC